ATGGATCGATGAATGTGGGCACCCCGTTTCTTCATTATGTACTTAAACCCCATCGTAACAGGCCAGAGGTACGAATAAGACGGGATGTGTGAGCCAGGGAGGGACGAAACCTCCTGCCCGCATGTCGTCCTTCGCACTGGTGCGGAGCCTACGGAACAAGTCTGCTTTAACGGGCCGTGAATATTTTGGGCATACACGGATACAGAAGTAGCAGGAGCGCCGGTAGACGCACAGGGAAGAGCCGATATGTGCTCGCCGAGTAGTGTACTTTGAGGGTATATACTGCGGGATTGGAGATGCGAGCTCTGCGCTAAACCTACTATCTCCACGTAGGATTTAGCGGTGCCCTTATAGTAGGCAGTATGCAACTCACCAAACGTCGGTAGTGTCTGGCAAGGCATGTCGATGTCTCGGAGCGCATCGTAGATGGTCTTACGATCGCGCTCGAAGAATTCACGACCATGGAACCAGGCAAAACGAAGAGCACTTCTACAATTTTCGTGTAGTTGTGCTTCCACTTCGTCAGTTCGTCTCATCCAATTGATGAGGGAGTCGTGGATTGTCCCGGTGTCCATGGTGGCGAACCAGTTGGAAGAGTCGGGATCCTTCCGGAAACCGTTCTTCAAGAACGTCAACTCCGTGAGCGGATGGTACGGTTCGAGTTTGCCACTCTTCTGGGCATTGGTGATAGTAATGCCCAGTGGTTGGAGAAGCTCAGCTATCCTGGAAAGATTGAACCAGGGTAGGTACTCACGGGAGACGGCGATGATTTCGTCGTCCCCATAGATCTTTGCCTTGACGTTGTCGAAGAAGTTTCGGAGAGTATTGTATGGTGGTGGGACCAATGCGAACCATGCGTACAGGTTGTACATCATATTCGCAAGAGTATTGACAATCACAGTAGCTGGTGTACCTGATTGATTGCCGTGTGTAGTGCCATAGATCGCAGTTTTATAGATATGCATGGCGTGGCACATCTCGTCGATAAGCACGGCGCGGACATTTGCGTTCTCTTGTCCGTCGTCGTACCACGCGTTGATGGCATCAAGTATGACGGCATAGACTTGGGGTCCGATGGAACCATCATAGCAGCTGTAGTCAGCATCGAATCCGACATCTGAAACAGACAGCAGATCATTGAAGAGTGCTGTCCATTCCTTCGAATGGGGATCGATGCCTATCGATGACATAGACTTGTGGCGCGAGTTGTATTGCGCCGCGACGAAGCTAAGACAATACTGTCTGAAGACAATCACAAAGGTGAGATTCGACATCACGAAGAGTCGAGTCTTTCCGTCGGGAATCTTACTAGACGGACGAAGTTCGTCTTTCAGACAGTCGGTCCAGGCGGATGGTGAACGCTTGCAACGTTTCGCACGTTCGACATAGTTGACACAGTCAGTGCGAACACGTTC